GTAGAATCCGGAGTAACTGAAGTTAAAACCACAGCTAAATGTTTAGAAAAAGGATCTATAGGAAATGGGTTCACGCCAGGACAAATCAATATTTTAGTTGACCCAATACCTTGGGTGCAAAGTGTTGAGAATACTGAAGAGAGTTCGGGTGGTTCTGATAGAGAAAGTGATGATAGTCTTCGCGAACGAATTCATTTAGCTCCTGAAGGCTTTAGTGTAGCTGGTCCTGAAGGGGCATATGAGTATTTCGTAAGACAATTCAGCAACTTAATCGAAGACACAAAAATCACCTCCCCTAGTGACGGTGTTGTTGATATAAGAGTTCTTCTTCAAAACGGTGATTTACCTTCAAGTTCTTTTTTAGCGGATCTTGATAACTATCTTTCCGAAAAAGAACGAAGGCCATTAACAGACAACTTAACAGTAAGTGCTCCTGGCACGGTATCTTATGACTTAGATGTAACTTATTATTTACGTTCATCAGAAGAAGACAAAGAGAGTGAGTTACAAAAAAATGTTGAAGCAGCTATAGATAATTACGTTACGTGGCAACGTTCTAAAATCAATCGGGATATCAATCCCTCAGAACTTTATGCGAAAGCAATTAAAGCTGGAGCTAAACGCATTGAGGTTATCTCTCCTAATTATACGTCAGTAAACAATTCCAACGTTGCTGTTGTGAATATAAAAAATATCACCTATGGAGGTCTTGAGGATGAGTAAAACCATTTATGACCTCTCGCTTTTAGATTTATTGCCAGAAAACTTAAGAAACGATCCAGATATGAAAGCTGCATCTAAATCTGTGGATGCAGGTTTTTTAGTTTTAGCTGAAAAGTCAAAAGACCTTGTTATGCTCCCCAGAGTACATGAACAGCCAGAGCCTATATTAGATCATTTGGCTTACTATCTGCATGTGGATTTTTATGACCGTACATTGGATATCGAGACCAAAAGAGAAATTGTTCAAAACTCTGTTCATTTACACCAAATTAAAGGGACGCCAAGGGCAGTTGAAGTATTAATACAAACCTTATTCGGAGAAGGTGAAGTCGAAGAGTGGTTTGATTATGGAGGAGAGCCGTACCGATTTAGGGTTGTTACTCCAAACGAATCTGTTACACAGGAAAGAGCCAGCGAATTTATTCGAGCATTAGATTCAGTAAAAAACTTACGATCCCATTTAGATAACGTGATTATTTTACAGCAAGAAAAGTTGAGTCTTTATTTTGCTGGATTTGTCCATCAAGGAAGCTTTGAAACTTATAAACAAGTAGGTGATTAATTTGACGGCATTTGGTGGATTAACATTAACGAACAAAGGTAAAACTCTTCAATCTAAGGCACAAATCGGTGTTGAATTACACTTTACGAGAATAGGTGTTGGAGATGGGGAGTTAGGGAGCTCTTCTATATTAAGTCTAAATAACCTGATAAATGAAGTGAAATCCCTAGAAATTAGTAAACTTAAGACCACTTCCGCAGAACGGGCTGTTGTAGGGGGCGTTTTATCCAACCAAGATATTGATACAGGATTTTATTATCGGGAATTAGGCGTTTTTGCTAATGATCCTGACGCTGGAGAAATTTTATATTGTTATGCAAATTCAGGCGATTTAGCAGAATATATCCCTCCTGGTGGAGGAGAAGACATCATTGAAAAAAATATCGATGTACAAATGATCATAGGTGATGCAGGAAATGTAACAGCTCAGATTGACAATTCATTGGTGTATGTATCACAGCAAGAATTTAGTAATCATGGCGGTAATCATGCTACAGGTGGGTCTGATCCTATTTCTCCAGCAGACATTGGAGCTGCACAAGAAAACCATAGTCATACTCCTAGTGAAGTGGGGTTAGGGAACGTAAATAACGAGGAACAAGCAACTAAAATAGAGCATGATAACTTGGTACAGCGTATAGGTCAAAACACTAATCTGAGCACTGATGAAAAGAGCACAATCATTGATGCACTTAATGAAGTTAACCAAAAAACTAATGAACATCAGGCGGAAGATACGACCAACGGTGATGATCCTCACGGCGCCAAAACCTATGTCGATAACCATAAAAACGATACATCTAACCCACACAATGTAACAACGTCACAAATTGGTGCAGAAACGCCTAGTGGCGCACAAGAGAAAGCCGACGCCGCGGAAAGTAATGCGAAAACGTATGCGGATGATCTTAATAGAATAAAAGGTTATAAAGTTAATACGGGTTCAAGTGTAGAGTGGGTAAAAGTAGGTAACTTAGCGGGTACGGGTACTAGCATTGAAATATTATTAACAGAAACAAGTGATTACGGAACTTCTTCTGATTACGGTAGATTATTTGCTGATATTTCCGTTGGTAACGATATAGGTGAGTTTTTTGGTTCGTATAGAGTTGAAGGTAGGGGAAGTGGCGTTTCATCTGTTGGTTATGTTCAAACTGGCGACCATGCCATTGACGTATATGTAAAAGCTGATGATTATATAAAGGGTAGAATCATCTTATTAGGTGGCGTCGGATTCACTCAAAATTTCAGCAATACCACGACCGAACCAAGCGGAATTGTTTATCTTGATGAACGTTACGACATTCAATCCCCTTTATATGTAGAAGGTGAAAATTTAAAGCAATTTGCCGATGATTTTAAGTCCGTAGATGGCGACATAGCAACAGCCATTGAGGACAAAGGAGGCACGTTGTCAGATGGCAATAGTGACGGATATTACGATAAACAAGAAATGGTGGACGGGGTTAACAGTATTCCACAAGCAAAAGGTGATGCTTCGACTAGCGATGTCCTAGAGGGGCATACGTTTAGTAGTGAGACAGCAGGGATTGAAAAAGGCGGTATAATGACCAATCAGGGAGCATATGACATCACCCCTTCAGACACGAACCAATCAATTCCTGAAGGTTATCACAATGGTAAGGGTATTGTTGAAGGGGATAGTAACTTGACAAGCGACAATATCAAAGATGGTGTAAACATATTTGGGGTGAATGGAACTGCTAAAGTCTATAATAAAACTAATTTAATGTATTATAGGGGGTTTCATTTTGTTGACTTTGAAATGACAAACCTAGATGGAAGTGGCGATAGGTCCGTCACGCCTTATGACCAATATGTTGAGTTATACCAATACGGATCAACACACCATTTTCACTATACAACTAGTCAGCCTATAGATTTAACTAACATGGAAACATTAACCCAATTTTTTGATTATTACTCCACTTATACTGTTCTTGATTATATGGTCGGCATCAAAGACTCTAAAGGAGGTTCTTTTGTTGCTGATAGTGGTGGTATGGGACCTGAATCAAAAAACGAGTGGTTTTATGATCAAGAAATAACATTGAATGTAGGTAGCTATTCTGGTCTTTATTATGTAGCGGTATTTGTAGAAGGGCCAGGTTATCCTGACACATACACTAAAATACGATTAAAAGAATTGACCGTAAATCCTATCGAATCCTAAGATACAATTAACTTTAAGGGGGGATAAACAATGATTGGTAGAAAGCTCTATTACGACAACCGAAACGGAGATGTTGTTCTTCACATCCCAGAGAAGCATCATGAAAGTGCAAAAGACACCACGAAAGAACAAGATTTTGAAATGTATAGCGTTTTACAGGCGAGAAACAAAGACAGTATAAACGTTATTAAACTTGACTATGGAGAAAAGCGGGGAGACTTTCAAAAGGCTAAGTCTATTCACGTAAATGTAGACACCGACGAAATTGAGTTTGAGTTTCCTAACTTTGAAAAACCACATACACCACGAATTGAGCATTTAGAACAGTTTGAAAATTTGTCAAAAGATGAACAAACGTTATTAGGTCAATCTCTAACGGACGCAGAACTAGAGAACATGCGCCAAGGTCAAAAACAATCAGACCTTGAATTACGAGTATTAGAATTGGAGGCGAAATAATGTTTGAAGATTTAAAGAAACGTTATGAAAAGAATTGGGTACGAGATGACCAGTTAAAGCAATACGTAGAACTAGGCGCAATCACAGCAGAAGAATACGAACAAATCACCGGGGAAACTTACCCAACAACGTAACAGTAGGACCATGATACGTCACAAACAAAGCACCCAAAGAGGTGTATTTTTTATGAATAAAAGAGCGCCGACAACGCCCTGCCACCAACTCTGGGGGAAGAGCAGTGGTTTTAAAGAATTCGCATTTACTGTTTTAAGTTAGGGGGTCACGAATGCCTGAACAAAAGGAAGTGGAGGACGTGCAAAAAGAATTCATGGACTTGCTCATGGAAGTGAAAATCAGTGTGAGTGAGTTGAATGTAAAATTCGATAACATTGGCAACATGAAGGAGACCTTGGAAAATACAAGAGATACAGCAAAAGAAGCAAATGCACGATCAAAACAAAATGCAAAAGATATAGAAAGTATTGATGAAAGTTTGGAAAAGAAGGCAAATAAAGAAGATATGAGCAACGCTTTAAAAAACAAAGCTGATCAAAGCGCAGTGGATAATATTGTTAATGAAAATGACCATGGAAAACGGAATAAACCAGCTTGGGTCGCGGTAGGCATCTCGTCTATCGCTATTTTATTGCAAATTATTACTACTTTTTTATAAGGAGATGATCTAGATGGATAAAGGTTCAGTAGTGCGAATTAGTGTGTTATTAGTTGCGTTAATTAACCAAGGATTAGCTGCGGCAGGCCATTCACCATTACCTTTTGAAGGAGAAGAGGTTAAGCAAGGAGTTTCCACGGTGATTACAACGGGTGCTGCTATTGTAGCATGGTACAAGCATAACTTTGTTGGTAAGAAAGGTAAGCAGCAAAAAGAAGCTCTTGAAGAGAGAGGGTTGAAATAACTTGGCTTATGTTATAACTATATTCGCCGGACACAATCATGAAACATGGGAACGAAAGGGAGCTAAAGGTATATATACTGATTTAACTCCTGAAGGGGTTTACGAAGAATTTAATAGTAATATAAAGATTGCTGAAGAAACCGTCCGCCTGCTTGAACTACAGGAAGGTGTAAAAGTTCTCTTCCCTCAGAAATACGGACGTAAAATGACCTTAGATGAACGCGTTCAATTCTGTAATGAAAACAATGTTGATGCAGCCATCTTTATTCATAGCAATGCTTCCAGTAATAAAAATGCATCAGGAGCTGCAGCTTTCTTCTGGCACAATAGTTCAAAAGGTATTCATTTTGCTGAAATATATGCAGATGAAATGAAGAAAGAAGGGTACCCGTTATGGTCTCACGGAACTTATCCATGTCAACCTGGTACTTGGAGTGAGTTCTACGTAGTTAGAAAAACTTACATGCCGGTTTTATTAACCGAGAACTTTTTCTTCACAAATCCTAACGAGTTAGAAAAATATTTGTTGGATCCAGACCAGTTAAAAAAG